GCGGACTGACCACCACTGTTAGTGGTTGAAAATCTTTCAGCACCTCTACCGAGTTGTTGAACATATGCGTCAGTCATATACGATGATGGGTTGGTAACACCAGTTGCATCATCAAGTTTGCTGATAACGTTTGCCCATCTCTCGAACGCTGTTCTGAGTTGGAAGTCCTCATCATTGATGATTGTAACTTCCCATGCATCGAACGTTCTGTCTCCAGCAACCTTCAATTGTCTACCTCTAAAAGGTACTTGAACTGCAGGTGTGTTTGAAGCGGGAAGGGCTGCAGCCTTACAAAGGAACTTAAATGTTCCATTCTCCGACTGGTCACCACTACCCCAGGCATCAGCAATTGCTGATGGGAATGATGGAATTGAAACTTCAAATAGATTGGGGCGGGCGCCACCGCCCGCTAATCTGGATTTGAATTGTGAAAGTGATTTGGTCTCTGCCATTAGTTGATCCTCCTAGTAGTTATTTAATATAATCAAACAGTACCAATTACTTCTTCGAAGTCAACACCAGTTCTAGTAGCAACGAACGTCAAGGTGACGAAGTTGATAGACTTGGTTGGCTTCAGGAAGATATCAGCCCTAAACTCATTGTTGTCAATGACATCTGGAGTGTTGTTAGTTTCGTCACAAATAACTCTGAAATCGTAAACACCTCTCTTAGCTTGAACATCTCTCAAATAGGGTTCGACAATGTTAACAAAGTTGGCTCTAGTGTTAGAGTCATTGAGTTCGAACAACTGGTCATTTGCAGCTCCCTCAAGAGCTTGTTCTACAGTCAAGAACAATCTTCTTACGTTGATTCTATCGAAGGCCGAAGAATATGCAAGAGCAGTCTTGTCACCGTAAAGTGCAATACCAGAACCTCTTTGGTTGATGATTGAGTTCACTCTAGCAGAGTAGAGTTCGTCTCTTTGATTCTTAGTTGGGTTGTATGCCATCTTAACAGCATTATTCAGAACACCTCTCTGGAGACCAGCAGGTGAGAACCAAGGGTATGCATTAAGTGCAGTTCTTACCATCAAACCAGCAATATCACCATTAGTTGGGATATAACGGAATGCGTTATTGAATCTATCGTAGGTATACTTATAACCCGTATCAAACACCGCATAAGACGATGATTGTAGAGGTGAATAGAATCCTAGGACATTCGAGGTTTGTGTAGTAGAATTAGTTACATTTACAACGTTAGCTCTGTGTGGAGAGATAGTCGCAATACAATCTTTTCTCTGTTCTGCAATAGAAATTAGAAGATTGGCTTTTGCTTGTGACTCATTTTCTACTGCAAGTCCAGGACCCATGATTAGATAATCAACCGCAACCTCATCTTTATTAGCAAATAGATTGTAGCCTTGTAACAGACCAGGAAGATCTGCAGCCATACCCTTATTTGCACTATAGTCAACACCACCAGTTAGTGTGTAACTTACATTTCCCAGTGAGGAGAAATTAATATTTTGTGCTTCTTGACCCCAAAGGCCCTCTGCATTGGTATAAGGTGTGGTCGCATTTGAGAAACCAGATGCTGTTGGAATCGTATTCCAATAAGTATCTTGTGCATTCGATGGATTAAATCCAGCAAAGGCAAACTTCGAATTGTTTGCAATGAAGTCCTTATAGTAAGTCCTAGTAGGATTGTCTCCATCAGCAGTAGCATCAGAGGCCTTGGACAACGATACAAATCTCTCAACAATATTACCCTGAACGCCAGTAACTTCTCCACTGTCGTCTACAACCACTACGTGGATCGCATCGTTCGCACCAGATCTTTCAGTTACAAATCTGTTAGATACTGGTCTCGCTGCTACATTTCTCCAATAAACTGTAGAGTTCGTAAGACCAAGAGTTTGTTGGTCATACCAATCAGTAACTGTTGTACTGGTGAATGCGGTATTTGCAATGCCACTAACAGGAGTAGTAACCAGTGCATCACCATCAGAGAATGAATTAGCAGCATTGTAATTCTGATAGGTAACAGGAGTTTCAGATCCTGCAATCGATGTCAATGTTTGATACGTAACAGCTGTACCAACCAATGCAGATTGTGCAATACCTACAGCCAATGTGATTGTAGAAGAACCAAAACTTACAATACGAATTCCACCTTCAGCACCATCAGTTCCAGGATTATTCTGAATAACCGCGAGAGTTCCGGTAGTAATACCAGCAGTACTATTAACAGAAATTGTTTCTGTACTTGCAACTCCAATAGTTTTTACCGTAGTAAAACCAATGTTCTCGGTAGATTGAGTAGTTGGGGTAACTCTTGCAAGTACCTTAACTTCAATCGAACTATTTGCACCATTTTGTGCATCAGTATTAACTCCAGTAATGATACCTTTCAGGTTACCATTGAACTGAATTAGTGAACCATTGCCTGGGATCGTAGTTCCATCCTTTGCAGTAGATACACCATAACCAACAACAAATCCTGATGCACCTGGATTAGTGGTACCAATACTGATAATTTGGTCTGACAAGTTGTCAATCGTACAAACTTTCAGACTGTTCGACCATGTGCCTGGGTTTCTTGCTGCCCAGTAGAAACTGGAATCCGTAGTATGATTCTGTTCGTAATCATCTAGGTTATCAATTCTAACAGTTTCCGAAGCTTGTTGAGTTCCGGCATTACCGTTATTCAGGGTGTCTCCACCGACTCTAACAACTTTTAGAATACCACCGTAGGAGAGGAATGAATTTCCAGACATCCAGTATTCGTACTGTCTGTCAGTTCCAATTGGCTTACCAAAAGTATCAAGGAATTGTTGCTGTGTCTCAATCGTAATTGGCTCATTTACTGGTCCCAGTGAAAAGGGTCCTGCAATTGCACCAATGTTGTCAAGAACATTCTCAGCTCTTCCAACAGTTAAGTCAACTTCCCTGACTAAAACTCCTGGAGATAGTTGAGGAGTAGCCATGTTTTCTCTCTCCTTTGTTACTCATTTAACTAAAAATATTTATGAATATCCCGGTTTTGATAGGGTAAACAAGAAGTAAACCCTACCAATCGGGATATTCCCATCTTGATTTTGGAGTTCTATCTTTCTTTTTCTCTTTTACATACTCAATAAAACACTCTTTACAGACATACGAATAAGAAGAAGGAACTGCTCCTCTATCTTTTCTTGTCCTATAAAAATCATCTACAAGATTTTTGACTTCACCACAACTTTTGCATCTCCTATCATTTAAAAGTAAATGACCCAGTTCTAGTTGTTCATCAAAGTCCATCAGTAGTTCCAGAGTTCCCAACCACCAGCTGCTGAACCATACTCATCATACTCATTACTCTTGGTATACCACCTGTCTCCCTCGTTATCTACAAAGGTTCCTTCATCTAAACCATCATTTATAAAACCAAACGGTGCCATGTCCTGTTCAATTTGATTCTTCTGTTCTTCGTATAATCTCTTACGAACATCTTGGTCTGTCAGTTCTTTGAAGTAATCCTGTGCAACCAACCATGCATAGATGACCAGACACATTGCAAGGTCATCATTACACCCTTCTTCCGCTTCAAATGAATTACTCTTTGAAATGAATGTAGTCAGTTCTGAAATAATCTCATAATCATTAAAGATAAGTTTATCTTCTTCAATCATTGTCTTGAGATTAAGTGACCCAATCTTCTTGACAGTCTTGGACATCTTGACACCAAGTTGTGTTTTATTACCAGAGAAACCCTGACCTACAACCTGTCCTGCTCTACCACGCATTGCACACATCAGAACATTCTGATACTCCAAATCATATTGAAGAATACTCGCAACCTGGTCTCCGATATCATTGACCTCACAAAGAACAAATGCATTGTTATATTTCTTTGCTAACTGGAAAATGATGTTAGGAAACAACATCGGTTTGATTTCATTGTTCCGATACTTTGCAACAACTCTATGTGGGAATGTAGTGATATCAGTAATAATAAATGCAGAGTAGTCATTACCTACTCCTCTTGCAACGTCAACAGTTGCGATATAATCGTGGTCAGGAATTGGTGCAACATGAACATCCAGTCCTGCACTCGTTTGAATTGGATTATCATACACCATAGTTTTGAGTTTACTTGGTGCAATCAAAGTATCAACAGACCCAAGAAATTCACACTCAAACTCAATCTTGAACTGTTGTTCAGAAGTGTTCTTGATTGTCTGTTCTTTCCAGACTTCATCCCTACCAGGAACTTCTGACCAATGAACGTCGGTTGGAATATATTCATTCTTTGCCTTTTCTGCATCATGCCACATCCTGTAGAAGTGGTTCATCCCGTGAGGGGTAGAAACAATAATTACCTTCGTTG